CAGATCCAACTGGGTAATCAGGCAGAGGGTTCTCTTGTTTCCATTGAGGAAGCCATCGAGAATGAACGTCTTATGGATCAGGATGGTATTGACGCCCAGCCTGAAGGTTATGAGGGGGACATTGACTAATGTCGGACCAGACTCCAGTAAATCCATTGGAGCTCTCAGACGAAGACTTCTTCAATCTTCGCCCACCTGAGAGCAATCCAATCGTCAATGAACAGGAAGCTCCTGCCGAGGTCGACCCGGCAGAGAAAACTGTTGCAACTGAGGAAGGCACTGAGAATGCCAACAACACTCCCAGTACAGAAGACCAAGGTGAAGCTGAAACAGCTGATCCAGCGGAAGATGACGATAAAAGTCGTCTCCCCGGGGTTGAAGGTGCTGAAAGTGGTGTTGCACCAGAAGCGCCGAAAGAAGCAGCGAAGCCGGGAGCGGCAGAAACCGAAGGCACCGAGGGCACTGTACCTTCCGTTGGATCCAAGCCCGAAGGGCAGAAGGAGCCTTTAGGAACCTTCAATCCCCCATCTGCTGAGGAAGCCCAGTCCTTCTTTATGAAGGTAATGGCTCCCATTAAAGCTAATGGGAAAACGATTGAGCTTCGCACACCCGAAGAAGCTATTCAGCTGATGCAACAGGGTGCCAACTATACTCAAAAAATGCAGGCTATCGCTCCACATCGAAAGATGTTAACGATGGCTCAGAACAATGGCATTACCGAAGACAAGTTGTCGTTTCTAATTGATTTGGAAAAAGGCAACCCCGAGGCAATCCAGAAGTTTTTGCGAGACAAAGGTGTCGATCCCCTTTCGATCGATACCGATGCTGAACCGACTTACCGTGAGGGCACTCACAAGGTCAGTGATACAGAAGTTGCTTTTCAGTCCAATCTGGAAGAGCTTAGCTCCACCCCAGAAGGCAAAGAAACTCTTCAAGAGATCAACTCGACTTGGGACAACGCCAGCAAGGAAGCATTGTGGGGAGAGCCCGGGCTTATGCCGGTAATCCACGCTCAGAAACAGAACGGCGTTTATGACCGTATTTCTTCTGAGGTGAGCCGTCGTAGGATTTTGGGTCAGATTACCCCAGAAACTCCATTTATCGAAGCATATCAGGCTGTGGGTAATGATTTGTTGAAGTCGGATGGCTTTGCAGATCTGGTGCAAAAAACACCAAACCCGGTTGCTGTAAGCACGCCACGGGCAGCTGTGGCTACTACAGTAGCAACGCCCAAACCTGCTGTAGATAATGGGGACAAGGCTCGTTCTGCCTCTCCTACGAGGAGCACCCCTAAACCTGCAAAGACAACGATCAATCCGTTGTCGATGTCTGACGAAGAATTTAAGGCCAATTTTGCTTCCATGCGTAGCCAGACCTGAGATGCCAAGTTTAGCATCATCAAGGTTAAGGTTTCCAAAGATACCCCCCTGACCTATACCAACCCCACCAATTTCAGGTGTTGGCATGAGATTATTATTAAGCAGCTTAGAAACATCCAAATCACCCATATTGCCTTGGGCAATCTGAATAGGATCGGTCGAATTGAACCCACTCAGTATATCAGCGTAACCGGCCACATCCAGTCTCCTACAATCAATCCAATGGCAGATCAGAGCTCAGTGTTAGCTCTGGGAATGCCTCAATCATATTCATCGACATCTCAGCAATATCCGAACCAGTCAAAAGAGTTCTTGTTAGGAAAGCTGATGCCGTTTCGATTAGCATATTGCTGCTGTCCAGCAGGGCTAACGGATCAATAATCCCGTTACCATAGCCCAGATTGTTTGCATAGAGTTTGGCAATTTCTGCCTGCTTATCATCAAATGTTTTCTGAAGATCCTCAGCCTTACCAAGAGTCTCAAAGGCTTCCAAAGCCACAAACTTGGCGTAGACGTTACCAACCGTGCTTGTCAGCATGGTCAGGTTTTGGGCCGACATCATGTTTCCAAAATTGACTACCATGCCCTGACCATTAGCCAGATTTGCTAAACCGTTTGCTGACACGATGCTGGCAATCGTGCCAATGATCATGCCCAGCTTCTCACCGAATAGGGCGATCGAGGCTTTCATAATTACGGACGAAATAGCCATGGCAGCTATGGCGTTGATAGCCGCACCAACAATCAGGGCCGTGGTGCCTGAAAGGCCCACAGCAGTTCCTGTGGCAGCAGCAGCTTTGGCAAGCTGTGGAGCCAACTGAGGCGCATAGACAACAACCACAATGATCACGATGATCAGGAAGATCTTGAAGATCAGGGAACCAAGGAGACCTGTCTTCTTCACAAGATATGAGTTGAACACCATGAATGCACATGCAGTGGACATCTGGGTAGAGTCCACAATCGACATGGCCTTATACGTTGGATAGTGCAGGGGAACAATGAAGCCAGACTCTGCCGTATCTGCAAGAGCCTCACGTAGGCTAATTTCTACATACTTACCTTTGTAGATATAGTTGCGGTGGTACATCCCCATGATGTCCAAGGCCAGCCAATGCGTCTCATCAACCTGCCAGTACAGCCGGGTAATATCGTATGTTTTGCTCAAAACAGGATATGCGCTTTTTCGAGCAAACAGGTTTCCGTTAAAAGCAGTGGCCGACGCGTCAGCGAACCAGAGTTCACCCTTCTTGGCTCCGGGCTTGGCAAGACCTATCCCGGTCACTTCATTGATCCACTGCCAACCAAGCTCAATCTGGTAATCCGTATCCAGATCACCCTGAGAGCGGATAGTGATCTTCGACAGCGGAGCATTGGGGAATGACATGACCAACGGAGGGTCTGTGTTATACAGGGGGTCTTCTGGATCCTCCTGAGCCAAAGCCCAGATATTCCAATCCTCCATCTCCAAATTGTAGTTGGCCACACTAGTCTGCCAGCTATCAAAATTGGAAATAGTGGTTTGCTGTCCAACCATCAGACGATGAAAATAGTCATACAGGTATTTGCGGCAAGAGTTTTCCAATACATTAGCGGACACACCAAACACGGCGTAGATATAGTCCATATCCGCCAAGTTCTCAGAGTCAGACAGTTCTGAGATTATCTCATTAATGTCCCCGTCTATTGATTTTTTGAATGCCTTTTTAGCCTGAGCATATGCCTCTGGTTCATGGCTCTCAGACAAAAATTCATTATCAATTCTTACAGGTATAAACGGAAAATACTCAGGACCGCCTGAAATCTCATTAGAAAAGAGATCATCTAAAGCAGAGTTACCTGAGCCATACTTATAGATATAAACCTTGGGATCTACAGCCTCATCGAGGATAGGCGTGTATCTGTAATCTAGACGAAAGATCACATCATATTTGATTACGTCTTCTGTCGTAGTGACCGTGGTTGTCTTGGTGACGCCATCTTCCATGACCTCATCAAAGCTAGTGCTTCCCGTAACCTCATCTAAAAAAGGATTAGATCGGGTCAGATAAATAGTTTCATCACGCTTGGACGGATTACTTAGGTCGTCTGGATTTACCCCAGCCGCCAAATATAGATCAGACTCATAGACACCGGAACCAGTCTCGAAGAAATCCTCAAGGGTTTGGTTCGTGGTTACAGAGCTTCCGGGACGGGCGTCAGAATAGGTTACAACAGTTGTGACTTCTTTGTTACGTGAAACTGGGGCTTTGGTAATGGTCCCGGACACCAAGTTCCATGAGCTCGTGTCTTGGCTACCTACGAACGTATATGTCGTTCCGGTGGTCAGAGAGCCAGCAGTGCCTAGGGTTATACCCGTATAAGACGCATACAGGTAGTCAGCATCCTTATCGAAATCGTCTGGAACGAACGACGTAATTGAGTTGTCTTCCCACGTGATAATAATCTGGCCTGTGACCTCATTATAGTCAGCATTCCAAGCCGTACCTATATCTAAGGGTACGGTATCCAAGATGTACTTTTCAGCCCAATAACCGAAATCTGCTCCACCAATCTCGACTGTCTGAGGACGCATATAAACACCTCCCGTGAGGGTAACATTATCCCCCACAACCATGGCAGCAACTTGAGTGGTAGATCCAGTACGCTCAGAGGGCACGCCTATGTGGTCGTAGTTTCCCGGCAACAGCGACCAACGGAAGAAGCTTCTGAGCTTCATACCCGGACCTTTAAGGTATGCCCTATTGAGCGTGTCCGAAATGTCTTCTTGGTTCGCAAGAACGCTCCCGACTACCGTAGTTTTCAGGTAATCAGGACGTTTAAGTTCGTCACCAGCAAGGTTTTGAACCGTGCTGGCAACGAAAGTCTTCTTGCTACCAAAAAGTCCCATCTCAGGACATCACCCCAAAACCGTTTGCAGTGGCGAGTACCTGAAGAACCTTGTCCAAGTTGACATTGGTAAAGCCATCTGGGGCTGCCAGTCCCTCGTCAATGGTCTTCATAGTGATCCACGCATCAGTCCACATCTTAGCAGCCTTGACCTCAGCATCACGCTGATAAGACACAATTTGCTGATTATAGAGGTCTTTCTGCTTACCTACAGAACCAAGAACAGGGGATCCATCCGAACGGGCATCTTGCGTCTGCGATCGCTGTGTCTCTGCCTGTTCATCAATAAGCAGCTTCTGAGCGGGCAACATAATTTCATGTTGATATTTGGCGATACAATAATTCATATCTTCGGTGGCAAGTTTGAGCTTTGTAAGGCCAAAATTGCTCTTTGAAGTGAGTGCATCAAATTTGGCCCCTGCCAGCTGCATCTTAGCCATCTCAAGCTGTGTACGTGCTGTAAGGGCTGAAAGCTGTGCAGTAATTGCAGACCAATATGCTTGATCCCTGTTGACCAAAAATTGAACAGCATTCGACATAGCACTTTCTGTGAGTGCTATATATGCCTTGGTGTAGTCAGCCCCGGTAATGCGACCTTTATCGTACTCCTCACGTAGATGGCTTTTGAAGCCACGCATGAGAGCATCGAACGTACCATTGCCATCCAATGAGCCTGTGGTGAGATCTTCGTTGCTTAGACGAGTGATCAGGCTCTTGATATTATTAATCAAGTCCCCCGGAAATTGAAACTTCTCATCTGAGAAATCAATAGCAGGCAAGGCCACATCTTCCCCAACCAATAGGCTGGAAAGAAGGGCATTTGCTTGAATTTCCGCACCACAGCTCATTAGACAGTTCCTTAAATTTACTTTTTAGCTGTCAGTCTCGCTGATCAGAGAATATCGTTATTCCCTGCATCAACGGAACCAGCAGCAGTCTGTGCCGTCGCCAACTGAGAAATCTCTTTAGCAGACAGCGGCGGCAGAATGTCCAAAGCAAATTCCTTGGCCCAGCCTTTTTTGACGATCGGCTGTTTGGTGCGAGGATCCTTTGTCGTGCGAATGTTGAGGAAGCGGCGACGCTCCAGTTCCTTGTAAATGATGTAGGGAATGTGCCACCCATCGTCCGTAACCTCACCATAGGGTACGAACGTCTTCACAGTTCCGAGGAACTTGTTGGACACAGCAATAACCTCACCGGCAAGGTCAGACTTCTTTGGATCCAGATTTTGGATACGAAGGCGTACCAGACGCATCTGCTCATTATACAGATGCTGGCGAATGGTTGGGGTCTTGCCTGCCTCTACCTTACGGGGTTTGCTGGCATTACTCGTAGCGGCCAGCTCAGGGGCATTACTTGTGATGGGCTGGATCGGTTTAATTTCCGTGCTCGGTGGGGCTGATACCTTGGCTGCCGCAATCTGTGCAGCAGCGGTAAAACCATTAGGCTGCTGATCTTGAGTGAGAATTTCTTCTTCCTCTTCAATATCATCATCAAAGTTCTTAGAAGTATCTTCAGCCTCAGAAACTTCCTCAGTATCTTCACCAGTTTCAACCATTGTACTTACACGCTCACGAAGTGCATCAATACCAATGTTGTTCGAGAACTTCACACCGAGCAAGCGTGCCCGCTGCTTGAGAAGATCCAGCTCAGACGGGCCGCTGCCTTCAATCTGTTCGCTCATTAAAAATTACCTTCCGGGCTTGGTCAAAAAGAAAGGGGGCAGAGTTGCCTCTGCCCCCCAACTTAGGCTTATGCCACTGGTCTTAGACCGGAGCAACCGTCTTGATGATGCCGATACGCTCAGGACGCAGGATCAGGACACCGTAGTACCACTTGATCGAGCTGAAGCCAGTCTCACCGAACGGATCGTTACGGTCAGCCGTTTCCTTACCCGGCATCTTCGTCATGACGTTGAACTTCACGGTCTTACCATCGGTCTGGAAACCAATGGTCGTGAAGCTCTGATCACCGACACAGAGCATCGGGAACACATCATAACGCTCTACACCACCTACCGTAGAAGTACGGTAGCCGGGGTTTTCATCGACAGCAGCACCCGCACCGGCCCAGTGCAGCATCTCAGGAACCTGAATGATGCGGAACTTATCGATGGCACCGACTTCACCATTCATCACCGTACCGGCGTCAGCATAGTGCTGAACTTCGATGAACGCCTTGTTGTCGAACAGATCCTTCATTCGCTTCAGCAGAGGAACTAGTTCCGAACCAACAAAGAGAACACGAGTGGCACCGATGACCTTGGTGTCTTCCAGACGGCTGCCGGTGATAATCGTCGTCGACGTAGGAGTACGGTTATCCGTCAGGATCTGGTCCAGACGCATAAGGTCTTCGTAGTCCACGATGGAAGCCGGAATTTCCGGGTTGCCACCAGCAGCCGGTGTAACTTCACCAGTGATCTCGTCCACATCGGTCGAGGCACCAGCATAGATAACCACACCCGGAGCAGCCAGAAGATCCATCTGGAGGGCAGCTTCAGTCATCTGAACCGCACCGTTCATCAGCTCACGGCTGAGGTGCGACATGAGGTCAGCATCACTATCAAAGTCCATGCTTTCATGAGCGTATTGGTGTCATTAAGACGGTTGCTCCAGTCTAATACTGATGGCATAGATAAATAGGGGGGAGGGAGTACCAACTCTCTACACTTTATTTTTACACCAACCTAGAAGGTATTTTTTATGAGTGATCAGACTGAAGGCAGCGGCCCGTCT